TCCAGAAGTTTTAATTCGATGAATAATTGATTCCGCATCATCTAATGAGGTAGCTGCATACGGAACAATTAAATCATCAGCAGGAACGAACTTTGATACAGCTCGTCCTAGTAATTCATCGTAGTAAACTTTTTTAAACGCAGAACCAGATAATGGTAAATAAAATAACATTTGATCAAACTCAGTTTCATATTCTGGCATTTGATCCATTAACTGATAATTCATAAATTCTTTTACTCGTTCTGCTTGAGAAGATTTTTCAGGTGATGGAGCTCCAACAGTTTGAGTTCTCACTGGTCCTTGAGCCGGGAGCAATTCTTTATAAGCCAGTGATTGAAATTGAGTAACCGCTTCTGCTAATACTGGGTGTGTTGCACCACTTGCACCTTGGAAAGGTTCTGATTTTTGTTCGTATTTAAATCCTAAAAGATCTAAACCTTTTATGTAAGCTTGTTCCCAATCTTGTCTTGAAGATTTGTAATCTGAATAATTAGAAAATAATTCTGAACCAAGAGGCATCAATATTTCCTCTGGAAGTAACTCTGCCAAATTGTCGTAGTGATTTTCTGATTGAGCCTGGTTGAAGGCTCCTGGTTCAAAATTAATTTCTACACCTCCATCTTCCATAGGTGTAATTTCAGTTTCACCTACATCAGGTAAATCTTCTTGTAATTCAATATTCTCTTCGGCCGATGTTTCAGGACCTTCTATTTCAATTTCTTTTCTAACTTCGTTTGGAAGTGCTTTGTCGATTTCTGCCATTAATTTTCTCCAGTTTTACATCTTTAACAGTATTATACTCAATATTCAAGCCCTGTGATAATGGCCCTGACTTTGGTGGTACAGTTGTTGTAAGTNTTTTATACTTACTTGGGTGTTTAAATACAAATGTCATTTACCAATAATAAGTTCGTTTTTTTCTTGGAAGCTCCTCATCTTTATAGTCTTCTGGATGAATAATCAAGCCCCCTTGTCTAAATCGCATTAAAGCTTGTGTNGTACTATCTACTAAGTCATCATGATCTCCATATGGAAATGATGCACACTCTTCAATTACTTCTTGAGCAAACTCTCTATCCTTAGGAGCCCAAACCATTCCGGACTCAAACAGAGGGGCTACAGAATTTACACGGCTGTGTTTGTCGTTACCTTTAGAGGGAGTATAATTAACGACGGGTATCCCCATCTGTCTGAGTTCATAAGTCAATGGAAGACCAGAAGCTTTTGCTTCAACTAAAACTGTTTCAGGTTGCCAATAATCATATTGTTCTTTTGCAAGTCTTCTTAGATCAGGAAATTCTAAACGTTGTTTTATTGCATCTAATAAAATTATATGTTGTGGATCTCCTTCATTTTCTGCAAAGATTCCCCAAGTAGTAATGGCAGAATAGTCGGCAGTTTCTTTTTTTAAAAATGCAGTATCATAACTTTGAATGACATGAAGTAATGGAGGCATATGATCTTTATCCCAATTTTGCCACCACTCACGTTTTAATAATGCACCTTCTTCAGCTGTTGGGTTTTGCATATACTGTGCATTCCATTTTGCAATACCAGCTGATGCTTTTACTTTTTCTAATTCTTCTAACTTCCAATATTCTGGCCATACAGGTTTATTGTTTGGTAAGATTGCAGGAAACTCAATCACTTCCCATTGATCTGCTTTCTCTTCTTTTGCTCCAGAATTTACAAGTTGTGCTGTTAAATCTTTTGTTGACCATCTTGTCATTACAACCACAATAGCTCCACCTGGTTGTAAACGTTGTCTTGGTCCTGATGTATACCATTCATATGCATTATCAAATGCTGTAGGTGAATTAACATCTTGCTCAGAATGTGGATCGTCAATGATGAGTAAGTCAGCACCCCTCCCGGTCACCGCACCTTGGACACCGACTGCAAAATATTCTCCACCACCATTTGTTTCCCAACGTCCTGCAGCTTTTGAATCTTCTCTGAGTCTTGTTTTAAATAAGTCTTGATATTCTTGTGAGTCAATTAATGTTTTAGCTTTTCTACCAAAACGAATTGCAAGTTCTGCTGTGTGAGTTGCTTGAATAATTTTTAAATTTGGTCTGTTGCCAATCATCCATGCAGGTAAAAAATAAGATGCAAATTCAGATTTAGTATGCCTAGGTGGCATGTTAATAATTAATCTTTTACATTCACCTGTTCTAATTCTATTAAATGCATCTGAAATTTTTTTATGATGGTACCCTTCAATAAATTCTGGCCAAGTGTATTTTACAAAAGATAAAAAATCAGTTCTATATTTTTCTTGAGTAGATTTTTTTACTCTAGTTAAAATATCTAATTTTAATTGTCTTCTAACTTTCGGATCTGTAATTGCATTTATTTTATCTAAACTAAGCATAATATTTAATTATGGTACCAAAAAGTATTTAGCAGGAATCTATCTGTAAATCAAACACTATAGGATATATATTAGGTACCATATTTTAGAAATCTACCCCTCCCCCCTCTTAAAAAGTTCGACTTTTGACTTTGGTCTGGTACCTCTATGGGTGGGACCCGCCCACATGCACTCCCCATAACCTGCGACACTTTGTCGCACCACTACATCTAGTAGTGCGACGTTATGACATATTGACTAGTCTATGCAATCCTTACAGTAGCCTTGCTTCCATGACCACCAATCTAATCGCACGACTTGACTACACCCACGACAAGTGTTCGTTTGTTCGCACCACTCATGTGCCTTGGTTCGGGCTTCCTTTTTAGAGAAGCCCTGACCAATAAACTCTTTTTTCTTTAAATCAACAGCAACACCCATTATTGAGCAACCTCGGGGAATGGTAGTTCTAATTGATTGTAATTAAAGTTCTCATCTTTTTTAATTACTTTCGGTTCACTCAATGAAGAATAAGCTACATTTAATAAGTGGAACGTAGTATCTTTGTTTGTGTTTTTTAGTTCACAAACTTTTTTAACAGCTTGTGCTGTCTCAAGATCATAAACTTCATTATCCTCAATGCTCACACTAGGTGTGATGTTCTCGTAGTTTGTATGTTTTATTACTATATATGCCATTTTATTCCTTTCTGTTATGGGACATTATTAACATAATATCCCATAACCTGTCAAGTGTTTAGTTTTCTTTTTTTACATTAGGTAAAGCCACTAAATCAGTGTCCCACCTTAACCCTATTTTTTGACTTACTTTATCCAAAGCAATAGCCAAGCTGTCTGGCGTTCCACTTTCCATAACAGTATCAATCGCTTTTTCTTTTAGCTCTCTTAACTGTCTCAACCTTGCGCCTTCTGGTCTTCTCTCTATTTCTTTTTCAGCTTGATTTGAAGCCCAGTCTCTTAATTGTTGTTCACAATCAGATAAAGACAACTTCTCATCTCTATAACTATTTCCTTTATTTCTAAAAGAATAGTTAAGGTCTTCATCTTTTGGTTTTTTCTGTTCAAAGAATGTTAAGGCCGTTGCTCTAGCGTCTTCTAACATTTTTTCAGCTTGTCTAAATTTATTGATGATTTTATCAGCACCAATTTTTTTAGATAACTTGGCAACAGCAACATCAGTCGCTTTTGCTTTAAACTGTTTTACCAACAGTTCTTGGTCTTCAATCAATGGATCAAATTGTCTTCTTACTTTTCTTTCAAAATGATCTAATTGATATTTTGTCATTGTTTTTGTCATAACTTTTTCCTCCGTTTGTTAAGTTATGAAATCAACATACATTATCATCAACACTTGTGTAGATGACAAAACGTCGCACTTTTTATTTTTTTAAATGGGTGGGGCCCGCCCACATGCACTCCCCATCCCTGCGACACTATGCGCGTTTATATATAATCTGATTATGATAAATTTTATCTATGACAAAAAAATACGTATCAATATACCAAACCTATCGTGAGCGTGGTGGTTCTGAAGAGGGCGGATGGTATTATACTGTCCGTGATAAGTTTAGAGATTTGAAAAAATCTTTTTCTTCAGAAGCTGAGCTTCATAAATGGTGGGGGCGTATTACCAAGGCTATGATCAAAGATAGTGATCGTTATGATCGTAGGCTTGAAGCCCACGTTTTTGATAATGAACACGGGCCCGAAGATAATTCGGATCCGAGTTATTATTCTTAATTTTAAAAAGGGCCCGCAAGGGCCCTTTTTTTTGAGCCGCTTTTTTTGGGTGGGGCCCGCCCACAAGCTCTTCTCTTTTCTGCGTCGATTTGTCATATTGACACAACATATAGGTTTTTAGCTGCGTCACTTTGCGCAATGTTCACGGCTCAAGGATCATGTTAAAACTTACTCATGAATAAAAAACAATTAAAAGATATTACATGGTCTTTTAGTAAACCGAATAAAATGCCTGGTTATTCTTACGGCTTGCCCGCGTGGGAATGCAAGACGGGCGGCAAGCTTGCATTAATTCCTGGTACTGTCTGTCATGGTTGTTATGCTAAAAGAGGTTTTTATTCTATGTATAAAGGCGTCAAGGCCGCGCAATACAAGCGTTTAAAATCTATTAATAATCCTTTATGGGTTCGAGCTATGGCCGCTCAAATTAATTCTTTTAAATGTAAAGAGTTTAGATGGCATGATGCCGGAGATATTCAAAGCATTAAACACTTATTAAAAATTTTTAAAATTGCTAAGTTAACGCCAGGCGTTAAGCATTGGATGCCAACCAAAGAAGCTCAGTTTTTAAAATTAATACCAGTTAAAAGAGTTCCTAAAAATTTAATAATAAGATTATCAGGAACTAACGTTGACGGGCCCGCGGGCAAGTTTTGGAAACACTCAAGTACGGTAACAACTGATCCTAAAAAAGCAACGTGTCCAGCGCCTACTCAGGGCGGCAAATGTTTAGATTGTCGAGCTTGCTGGAATAAAAGAATTAAAAATATAACTTACTTAAAACACTAATGACAATTGAACAATTAAAAAAATTAATGAAGGACCTAGGCGCAAGCGAGGAAACCACAAGCGATGGTTTTACTTTTATTGAGCTAGATAGTAAAAATTTAAAATGCCCGGAATCATCTAAAGGATGCAAGCCTCACGGCTGGCCAAAGGGTAACCCTAAATGGACCAAGCAACAAGCAACAAGCAATGACAAGTAACAAGCATGCTATAGGTGTGTTTTTTTTGGGTGGGGCCCGCCCACAAGCACTCACCAGGCTGCGACAAATTGTCACATGTGACAATGATTCACTTGACAGGCAAATTG